TCATTTTTTTTAAAAAAAATTCTAAAACACTCATTTTCTTTTGCATTACCTTTAGTAAAAATCTCTTTAAAAGCAACAGAAGATATAATTCTGTTTTTCTTTTTAAGCATTGCTAAGGAGTTAATTTTTTTCTTCCTTTTTGCCTTCGTTGGCTAATAACTTTTTTTCCTCCCTTAGAAGACATCCTTTTTAAAAATCCATGTGTACGCGATCTCTTTTTCTTTTTTGGCTGTTAAGTAACCGACATAATGTTAAATTAGAAATTAAAAATTAAATTAAAATAAAGCTAATACATAATAGCAAAACATCTCTTAAATATCAAACTCACTGATTATCAACAGTTTATCCCCAAAAGACAGTGATTTCCTTGCAGAAACCAAGTTTTATTTTTATACTATTGAATATAAATTTCGTTTTTTTTAATTATGAATATTAAGGAACTTTGGGAAGCAGCTTTAGGAGAAATTAAATTAAATATTTCCAAAGCTAATTACCTAACATGGCTAAAAGATACCTTCATTTTGGATGTTAAAGATGATACGGTTTTTATAGGAGTTCCGTCTAGTTTTACAAAGGAATGGCTTGAAAATAAATACCATAAACAAATTTTACACGCCCTCTATGGCCTAGATCCTAAAATAAAAAAAATTGAATATTTAGTCAGTGAAGAAGGCTTAACCTTAATAGAAGGGATGTCAGCAGAGAATTTACCGCTTGTAACAATGGCAAGATGTTTGGGTTTAACTCAAAAAGAATTGCATGATGCTTCAAGGGAAAATCCTGTTATTTTCGACGCTATCGACAGAGGTAGGACAGAAAAGTTGAATATCGTTGAGGAAAGCCTTTTTAACATGGCAAAAGACAGATATATTACGGAAGAAAAGACTTATCGGCAGCAAAGCGGAAGGTCAGATAGGGAAACCGTAAGGACAGAAGAATACAAAAAATGGGTAGGCGCAAATTTTTATGCGGTAAAATATATTCTTGACCGAAAACGTGCTATGGAATATAAGGAAAAGACAGATGACTTATCAAATCTTGGTTCAGGTGTCAATTTTATTATCGTATTTGATGATGATGAAGGCGATGAGGTAAGCAATGAATAAATTGGAAGTAGCAAAACCGTTTAAAGATATGTGGCTTCCAAGATATAAGTTAGAAAAGAAATATAACCATGATATTTATCAATTCATAAATATAAGCGGTCGTGTTGCTGGTAAAACTATGAATTTTATCATGTTAATGTTTTATTACTCGTTTGAATACCAAAATCATGATATTGTTATTTTGAGAGCAAATAGTAGTCAGTTAAAACAAAGTGTATTTAAGGCTTTCAAAAAATACTGCGCTGAACATTTGCCTTATGATATATATTCAAGGATTAAATTTAGAAACAGCCCACCATTAGAGATTACAATGCCAATGGGAAACCAAATTTATTTTGGTGGTGTTGGTATGGGTAGTAAATCAGGTTCAAATCAATCTCGTGGTAAAGAAACAGATAGGAAAGTCAGTTTGATTATCGTTGAAGAAACACAAGAAATCTTTAGCGGGTCAAGTGATGGCGAAGAATTGTTGAAGCAATCTATTGCGACTTATATGCGTTTCCTTGATGATGAAATAGGTTTTGTTATTTATGCGGGCAACAGGGAAAGAAATGTTAATGCAAAATTTAATCTCTGGGTTAAGAAAAAAGAGAAAGATAAATATTTTTTAATCATAGAGAGTTCTTATTTCGATATTTATAAGCATTTAAACCAAGCAACGATAAGAATGATTGAGCAAGAAAAAGAATTAAACCCAAATAATTACAAATATATGTATTTGGGAATACCTATTGGCGGAGATGACCTTGTTTATGGTGCATTTACCGAAAGCGTCCATGTCTTGCCAAAGAAATTCAATTTAAAGAAAGAATTAAATAAAACTGGCGTTGATTATGGTATTTATCAACTTTATATCGGTGTTGATGGCGCTGTAACGCAAGATAAATGTGTCTTTATGCCTATTTTTCATTTAACTAACGCAAAATTAGTCTTGTCTTGTAAAGATATTTTGTATCATGACCCACAAAAAAACGGAATTGTTACAAATAATATCATGGCAAAGAAATATGCGAAAGAATGGCTTAAAAATCTTGTTGGAGAATACAATTTGTTTCATAAAAAGATTACATTTGTTGTTGACGGTCATAATGCTGACCTTATCGAAAACTTAACTTATGAATTAGCACCGTTCGGCAATGTTGTAGTAATTAAATTTACAAAAAAAGATTTAGTTGATACAAGTAACAAGGTAAATAACGCATTTACAGAAAAATTATTATACTTAACTAACGAAAGTTGGACTGAAATCATTTCAAATGATGAGATTCATCCGTCAATTTTATTTAATGAGTTACAAACTGTATGCTGGCGTGAAGATGATAGGACAAAATTCAATGATATTATTCCTAATGATATGACAGATGGAATAAGATACCCTATTGCTTATCACACAACGACACCATATCAAATGAGAAATTTAACACAGAAAGGTGGGAATTAAACTATGTCAAGTTCTTTAGATACAACCTTAAATATTGCTAATGAAATGACGCAACGTTTAGGTTTTAACCCACAAGCAACATATTCTCCAATTATTAGAGATACTTTTTACCAATTAGTTCCTGCCAATTTCAAGTTTTATTATTACAATACAATTCGTAGATCGCTTTATTGGTATCAAGGCTATGTTCCAGAAATTCATAACCCAAGCGTTGGTATTATGGCGACAGGAATTGGAAATACTATTGTTAAAGAGGTTACTAAACTGATTATTGGTGGTAGAGTTTTCTTTGAAAATAAATTCAAGGAAAAAGATTACGGAAACGCCAATAAAACTTTGCAAGGCTTTAATATTTGGTCTAATGAGTATAAATTTCAAAACACCATTAAACAACTTGTAGAATATCTTGGTGCTGGTGGAACGACTGCTCTCGTATCTTACGTTAATGATATTGGAGATTTGTATTGTATTCCTTATCGTATCGACCAATTTTTCTATGATGTAGATTCCCAAAACAGACCAACTTACTTTTTCGGCTTTATCGGTTTCTATACCGCTAAAATTGAAACAGGTCAAGGCAGACAAAATAAGGAAAATAATTTCTATCTTGGAGAAGAAAGATTTTATGATGAAAATTTAAAGCCTTATAAAAGATTCACAATTAAAAGAGCAAGTTCAAATGTCGCAACAGGACAAAGTTTTGATATTTCACAAGCACAAAATATGTCTTGGGAACAATTACCAAAGAATATTCAAAAAATAATTAAGCGAGATTTCCCTGATATTCGTTTTGGTGTTGATATTCCTATCAATTTCACTAACGATTTAGGCGTTGATTTGTTTAGATTCACTGTTGTAAATAGAGTTCCAGAAGTAAAAATGGGCGAAAGCGTGTTATTAAACGTATTTAAGTATCTAATTGACTATGAATATGCCGAAAGTGCGCTTGATACTGATATGTATATCGGTAGAGGTAAGGTTTTAATACCTGAACAAATGAGAAATCCGAGTGATAGCGTCTATCAGACCTATTATTCTGGCTATGATACGCTTATTTTTACCAAAATGCCTATGCTTAATGCTCAAGAGCAGAAACCTATTGCTATTCAGTTTGAGTTAAGAGCAGATGACTGGATGAAATTAAGGAATAATACAGCAGAAAAAATCGCTTCAACTATCGGTGTTGGTGGTAGTGATATATTCGCTTACTTACGAGATGCGACTGGTTCAAGCAAAACCGCAACTCAAATTGCTGATGAAACGAGAAAAACTTTATCTTTTGTTGAAGAAAAGCGAGATATTATAATAAATGACCTCGATCCGTTCTTTAAGCGTTGGAAAGAGTTTTATAATGCACCTGATTACTTGAAAATTAAGTTCAGTTCACAAAATCTTGTAAATAGGCTTGTTACTCTTGATGAAATTCGTGTCAAGAAAGAGATTGGTTTGTCAACTTTTGATATTTTTAAAGAGGTTTACCCTGACAAAGATGACGACCAAATTCAAGAAATGGTTGATAAGAAATTCGCTGAAATGACTAAAATTCAAGAAATCAATGCTCAAGTTCAAACCGCAGCGTTCGAACAGAGAATGAGGAAACCGAATGGTCGCAAAGAGGGCGAGGGCATTAAAGAAATACCAGACAAAAATGAACAAGAAGAAATTGAAGAAATAGAAATGGAAGAATAATATGGCTAATAGGTTCGATACCGTTGCTTTGAGAGAAGAATATTTAAACCGTTTCCACGATTTACAATACAAATATCGCAAAGAAGAAAAGAAACTTATTATCATAATCTTGCTATCAATTTACTTTTTAGAGCATTTTTCACACCCATACTCCACGTTTGTTCAATTTGGTGCGCCCTTTATTTCTAAAATAAAAAATATCGACAAGCCAAAAGTTGTAATCAACGCTGTCGAAAAAGGTATAAATAGCAAAGGGAAACTTGAAAAACATATCAAGGAATTTGTTGAAATTAACAATGAACAGATTTCATCTCTCACTAATATTATACCACAAAAAGCGCCAAAAATAAAGGAAATCACGACAGATTACTATGAGTATCTTAAAGAGAAAACACAAGTAATTGAAAACCACAATGCCATTTCATTATGGACTAATCAATTTATATTTTTTAGGACAATAAAACAATGGAATACGCAAAGAGATAAAAGGGTGCGAAAGACTGTATTTCATCAAAATATCGACAGACAAGTCGTTAAAATCAACGAAAAGTTTATTGTTGGAAATAGCGCAGCAAGTTACCCAGCGGACAGCGAATTACCGCCTTATGAACGTTTTAATTGCCGTTGCTATCTAACATACTATTAAATCATTAAAAGGCTTGTAGCCTTGAAATAAACGCTTTACAGCCGATTGCAAGGAGAAAGGCACAAAGTGTGAGTATCTTTGAATTTGATCCGTTAGTAAAGTGAAAGGAGTTTCTAATGTTTAAATTTCTTAAAAGGAGGAAAAGAAAAATGACAGAGGAAGAAAAGAAAGCGCTGGAAGAGAAAGAAGCGCAAGAAAAAAAGGCGAAAGAGGAGGCAGAAAGGCTTGCTAAAGAAAAGGCTGAAAAAGAAGCAAAGGAACGTGAAGAAAAAGAACGTTTGGCTAAAGAAGAAGCCGAAAGAAAAGCAAAAGAAGAAGCCGAAAAGAACAAGTCTGTTGATGAAAAAATTGACGCTTTATCTAAATCTTTTACCGAGAAGTTCGATTCCTTGAATGAGAGTTACACAAAATCTTTAGGCGAAAAAGATGAAAAAATCACGAAACTTGAAGAAAAAATTGC